GTCCAAAATGGATTTTCAGTTTGAAAACCTGGATTAAATTTGCAAAAAAAATGATTTGCTACTAAAAATAATTTTATATAAATAAAATAAATATTAAAAACATAAATAGTAACAAAATAAAAAATAAAATAATATACATTTTTTAAAAAAATTTTTGTGAATTTTTAATATCCATTTATAAACTGAAAATCCATTTTGGACATTTTTATGGAAAAGTCAATAAAAAACGAGCAATATTTCAATAATATAATTTATTCCATTTAATAATAAGAAATATTTTATTAATTAATTAAATTTGTGATTGCTCGTTTTTTATGGATTTCCAGTAACAAATTTTTAAGCAGTAAAAGATTATTTTATTTCATTATATAATAACAAAATATTTTAAAACTCATTTGCTCGTTTTTTATTGACTTTTCCACAAAAATGTCCAAAATGGATTTTCAGTTTGAAAACCTGGATTAAATTTGCAAAAAATATTTTCCTAAACTAAAATATTTTTATAAAAATATATATATTTTTTAAACGTAAAATAGCAAAATAAATTAAATTATTGATAAATTTATTAATCTATTTAAATATTTATTTTTTATTAATATGTCTTTATGTCCATCAATAATTTCTTCATAATCATTTATAATTGAATTTGGATTTTGAATAAATAAATTATCAAAGTCAATATTATAATTTTCTATATTTGGATAAAAATGTTCTAATATTTCTTTTATTGAAAAATTTCCATTTTTTGCATTTAAATATTTGTTATACTCATTTAAAAAATTATTTATTCTAATATTTGAAATATTTTTATCAACATATTTTTCATTTATATTTATTATTTCATTTAAATTTAAAAAACTATTTTCATTTAAAAAATTATTTGATGTTATATTCATTTCAAATATATGAAATGATAATTTTCTGTATGAATCATTAAAATTATTCATTAGTATTTGTTCATTTTCAATTAATTTATTTCCAATAATGCTTCTATTAAATAAGTAATTTATATTACTTTCTGAATTTAATGGTATATAAATTGTTGCTAATATTTGAATTAAAACACCAATATCAGTTAATCTCATTTCTATTCTAAATGATAAATTGTCATGGTAATTATTTAAACCTGAATTATTTTCTAAAAATGGTCCTAATAATTTTAAATAATGATTATATATTTGTTTTGAAATGAATATAAATTCATCATTGGAAGATATATCATTTAAAATTAAATATGAATCAATATCATTATAATTTATTATATTTTCATTATTATCATTATTATATAATAATTGAATTATATTATAAGCATAACTACCACGTAAGCATAATTTATAATTTAAATTTTGTATAATTTTATTAATAAATAAAGTACAAATTATTATATCTTTAGTGCAATTTTCCATTAAAAAATTACTAATATTTTCATTTTCAATTAAAATATTTTTTAAAATATTTCTGCTGTAAAATATATAATTTTCTACTGATGAATAAGTAAAATAAATAGTATTATCATCTGCATTATTTTCATAAATTGAATTTATTTTGTATAATAATTCAATAAATAATATAATGCTATCATATGATAAAAAAAAATTTAAAAATGAATTTATGAATGTAGAATAGTTTACAAATAATTTGCATAAAAAAATTTTTATTTGTTCACTATTCTCATATACATTTTGACTTAAATTTTCTAAAGAATTTATTATATATATGCAATAATCATTATATATTTTTTGATTTATTAATAAATTTGATCCATCTAAATGAATTATATTGAAATATTGTGATAAAAAATTACCAAATGATGAATAGTCATTATCATAATCAAAATTATCAAAAATAGTTTTTTTAAAAATTAAATTTGCCATAAAATTTGTTTCATTAACTGGATTATTCATTACATCTATTAATTTATTTTTAAAGTATTGTTTTAAAATGGTGAATATATTTAATTTTTTTGGATCAATTGTTTCAGGAAAATTTAAATAAATTCCACTTAGTGAATTTTTTAAATTTTCTAATTCTAATGAACTTAATTCATTCATATATTTTTTACAAATTAAACTTAATATTTCTTCACATTTTTCATTATAATCTTCAAAATTTAAACCAGTTTTAACAAGTAGTTCATCATTATTTTTTATTAATAATCTTGGTATTATACATATTAAATTATTAAAAAAAAATAAGCGATTTTCACGTTTTTTTAATTTATTTAATCCAATGCTATTATTTTTAATAGTTTCTTTAATTACATTTTTTAGATCAATTATAATTGAATTTAAATTATAACAATAAACACCATCAATTTTAATATTATTTTTAGTATTTTCCCATTTAATTTTTTTTTCATAACTTTCAAATAAAGGAATTGAAAAGTCAAATATTTCTGCATCAATATTTGAAGTTTTGTTGCTATTTATATATTCTTGTTTAAATTCAGTAAGTAACCTTATTAAAATAAAATTTACATCTTCTTTTCCCTCTTCTTCAAATGCATTTTTAAATTTTAATTTAGTACAATAAATTAATCCAATTTTATTTTTTAGAACATCATTTTTATCCATTTCGTTATTAATTTGAATTAATTCATTTCTTATTGATAAAGATTTTACTATTATTTTTTTTTTATTAAAAGGTTCTAATGGATATAAAGGAGGATTGTTAATATTCAATTTATTCATAAATTTTTTTATAAATTTATCATCATTAAATATTTTAGGATGATTATAAATTAATTCTTTTAAATAATAAATAATTTGAATACTTATGATTTCTACTAATTTATCGTAATGGTTTTTTGTTAAATTTTCGTTAATTAAAATATCAAAATCATAATCAGATTTTTTTCCTAAATATTTTTCAATCATTTCATTACTTAATTTAATGTCATCGTTTGAAATATTTTTTAAAGAAACAACATATAAATTAAATATAAAATAAAATGCTGATCCACCTTTTAAATAACATCTAAAAAATATATTATTGTAATTTTCTAAATCTATTGAATTTATATTTTTTTCTTCAGAAAATTGAACATTTAAAAATGAATTAAAATATTCATTAAATCTAGATTCATCATTGAATTCATTATAAATAAATTGTTTTATTTTTTCATAATTTTTAATATCATCAAATAATTCAGGAAACATTTCAGGAATAATTGTATTTTTTATATAAAATGAAATTTGATTTAGATTATTATATAAATTGTATATTAATTCTTGACACATTGTAATGCATTCATTTTTTACAACATTAAATGAATGTAAAATTGTAGTTGCATCAGATTTAATTAACATATAATTTGTATAATAATTTAAATTGTCATCATAAATGTTATTTATTTCATTATTCAATTTATAATTCATTAATTTATATTATTATTAAATTATATAAATTATATAATTTAATTTAAATTTAAGTTGAATTTAATAATTTAATAATAAATTTATATGTTTTTTTTTAATTAAAATATCTAAATCATCACTATTAATTTTTTCTTTAGAATCTGAAACAATTCCATAAGAATTTAGAATATAAAAATTATCATTAATTATATTTGGAAATATTATATTTTCTCCCATAAAATTATTTGTTTTTTCAATTACTATATTTTTATATAGTTTCAAATTTTTATTTTCGATACTCATAATTTTATTATATTCACCAAACCATTTATTTAATAAAAATGATTCATCAGCTGTATTCAGTTTTTCATTTATTATTTGATTTGCTGTGGAATATTTATGTATTTCATCTTTTGTTATTGCCATTTCATTTGTAATTTTTATATTTAAAAAAGTATAAGTTAAAATGCGAAATTTTTCATCTGAATTATATTGATTATTTATATTTTGAATTTTTTGAAAATTTATATTAATATCATCATTGTTCAATGGATAATATATATTAATAATTCCATTTATAATAAAATAATTATTTTCAGATTTTAATTCTAAATAAATTTTGCATGGCACTTCTATTGTTTGATTTAAATTTAATATATTATTAAAATATTCTTCGAAAAAAAATTTGTATGAATTGTAAATATAAATATATTTATCCAAATTATTTAAATTTGTAATTCCAAAAATAATATTTATGTTATTAAATTTTATATTTTCATCTTCAAATTGATTTTTAATATCAATTAATCCATCATAATTATGATGCAATTTATTTATTGCATAAGCGTAACTTCCATTTAAAAATGCAACAATTTTTTGTTCATTTAAATTAATTTCATTTATAAGTGATAATGAAAAATTTATCAAATCAAAATGTATATGTTTCATAAAATTTTCTATAAATGAATTATAATAATTTGAAACATAAATTATTTTTTTTCTTGAATTAATTAATTCTTGATATATGATAATATTATTATCTTGATAATAATTATTTATTTTATTTAAAACATCAGCAAATAATATTAATGCATCAAATTTTAAGTCAGAATATTCAAATGAATTTATTAAAATTGAATATTTAATTAATAAATCACATAATAATTCATTTGAAATATTTTTACTTTTTAATTCGTCAATAATATTAAAACATGTTTCAAATAATTTATAATTTATTGTTAAATCACAAATATAAAATGAATTTATTTTTTGAATTATATTAAAATATTGAACACCACAAGTAGTATTATATATTTCTTTCCATTCATTTGAAGTATAATTTTCTAAATTATTTATTAAATTTAAATTTTTTGCAATAATATCATAATTATTTTCATTTTTTTCAATGCAATTTACATTTTCAATTAAATAATAATAAAATGTTTGTTTTAAAATGGTGAATATGTTTAATTTTGTATTATTTATTGTTTCAGGAAAATTAAAATAAATTCCTCTCAAAATTTTTTTTAATAATTCAGTTACTTTCGGTTTTTTTTCAATAATTTCTTTGTTACAAATAAAAGTAATTATTTGTTCACAACTATCATTAATTTTTTCAATATTCAAACCAGTTTTATTTTCCAATTCATTTTCAGAATATATTAATCTGGGAATTATACAAACTAAATTATTAAAAAATAATAATCTATTTTGCCTTTTTTTTAATTTTTCAGTTTTATTCAATTCAATATCTTCATGAATCATTCGTTTGAGATCATCCAATACAATATTTAAATTATAACAATAAACATTATTTATTTTTATGTTTGTTTTTGCTTCATTTTCCCATTTTATAATTCGTTCATATGAATCATAACTTGGAATACTTACATCTATTATTTCTGCTGCTACATCAGACCCTTCTTTTAAAATATTATCATCGTTAATATAATTTATACTATTTTTCAAACATGTCATTAAACGAATTAATATGAATTTTGATTTTTTTTTACCTTTATAACTATAAATTTTTTTTTCAATATCAAGATAATTTATTGAAACATATCCTAATTTATTTTTATTTTCATCATTTTTTATTGATTTTAAAAATGTTGTATCATTTACATATTGATTAAAATTATGTTTAACTTTAAATATTTGTTTTGGATTTTTTTCAGTGTATATTTTATTAGGTTCATTATTTAATAAATTTAATTTAAAATCTTCTATAAAATCAATATTATTAAAAAAATCATCTCCATATTTATAAATAAGATCAATAAGACAAAAAGAAATATATTTTGAAGCTAATAATAATATTTGGTAATAATGATTCTCTGATAAATTTGCATTTATTAAAAAATTAAAGTCATAATCTGATCTATCTCCTAAAATATTTGTAATTTCTTCATCAGAAAGTTGTTGATTTTTTGGAAAAATAGATGAAATTAATTTATTATATGAATCAATGGTAAATATAAAAGCATTTCCACCTTTAAGATAAAATCTGCAAAATAAAAATAAATAATTTTCAATATCAATTATATCATTTGAATTTTTATACTGTATTTTTATAAATGAATCATAATAAGTTTGACTATTTTGTCTCATTTCATTTTCAATAAATTGTATTATTTTTTCATGATTATTATCAAACATTTCAGGAACGACAATTTGTTTTATATATTTAAATATATCATTATCTAAATTGTATATTTTTGATGTTAATTCTTGACATATTTTAATACATATATTTTTAATATAAGTATATTTATGTAATATTTTTGTAGCATCAGATTTAATTTCCATAAAATTTTTATAGTAATTTATTTGCTCTTTTGTTAATTCGGTTGGTTCAGGTATTTTAATATATCCTCCTTTTAAAATATTTTTTTGAAATACTTTTTTGGTTTTATTATTATTGTAATATTTTACTTTTTTGGTTTCATTATATTTCATTATATTTTATTATGATATATTTATAAAGTTTATATATTTTTTATTTTATTTTTATAAATTTTGAATAAAAAAATTGAATAAAATATATAAATTATTTATTTTTTAAATAAAAAATGACAATTGAATGTTATACCGATGCATCATATTCTAAAGAAAAATCAGTTTCAGTTGTTGCTTATAAAATTAATGATGAACCAATTCAAACAATTATTTATGAAAATGTAAAAAACACTGAAGCTGAATTAAATGGAATATTGTTTTGTATTGATTATTGTATAGAAAATTATCCATCTGAATATATAATAATTTATACTGACTGCCAAAATGCTTTTAAGCAAAATTATAGTGATAAATCAATAAATTTAACATTAGTAAAAATTAAAGGACACCAACCTAAGAGAGAAATGAATAGTAATGATTTAATATTTAAAATGGTTGATAAAATGGCAAGAAAAATGTTGAGAAGTTTGTAAAATATATTTTATAAAAGTATTTAAAAAATATTAATTATTGAATTATAATTAATAATGTCACAAGCAGAAAAAAGATTGGAAAAACTGCATGAACAAAATCTTACAGTAAATAAAACATATCCTAATTATATTAAATATAAAAATATTGTTATTGGTTATGATGCAATAAATCCTATTTATTTCGAAAGTATATAAAATGAAATAACCAAATTAAATATTAATAATGGTACACAATCAAGTCCATCAATTAATAAATATTGAATACTAATCAATATTATATTCAATATTTATATTCAGGACATAACTTTAGTGAATGTTTATTTGATGTTACTGATGTTTATAATTGGTATAAAGTAATTCAAGCAAATACGTTAAAATGTTAATTTAAAATAAAAGGAACAAAACATATTATACCAATATTTGAAGATAAAATATATTATCCAGGTTTGGAAGAATATGATGATAGTTTATATTCTCCTATCAAATGATTTTTTTTATTTAAATATTTTTTATTTTATTCTTAAAAATTTAAAAAAATATATTTTTGTAAAAATAATCATAAAATGCTTCATAATCAGTTTCTGAATCTATATTATTATGTCTTGAAATAAAATTAATTAATTTAATAAAAATTAATTAATTTACTACACTAATAAATATTATTATTAATAATTATGTTATTATTTTATATACACATTCTTCATCTAATTGAACGCATATCATCTTATACAAAATTATTATTATACTTTTTTAAACTTTCTTCTAAACCATCTAATTGAATGCCAATATCATTTAATAATTTTCCATTACCACAATAATTAAATTTACATTCATCATCAATTATTTCAATTAATTCATCATTGTTAATAATCATATTAGCAATTGTTGATAATTTATATTTGTTTACATAGGATAAATTAATTGTTTTTGGTAAATTTAAATTATCAAAATAATTTATATAATATTTAATAATTTTTATAAAATCATCTTCATATATAAAATCAAAATATTTATCTTGAAAAATTTGTAATTTTGTTTGATTTCTTTTTGATAAAAAACAAGATTTTATAAATCTATCATTTTCTTCATTTACATGAAAAATATTAAATATTCTAAAATTTATAATATTTTTATACTCTAGAGTTCTGTTATATATTAAATATTTTGAAAATCCATAATAATCATTTGGAATTGTGATCAATTCTTCTTCTTTTCTATTATTTATATCTGTAGAACGATCATATATTGCTTCTTTCAGATTTTTTTTAAAAATTTATATATTTATTTTATTTTTTATTATCAGATTTTTTTTTAAAAAATATATAAATATAAAAATAATATATTTTATTTTATCAAGTATGAATATTCAAACAATTATTATTCAAATTCCAATTGAAAAAGAAATTCCATCAATTTTATCATCATTCAGCATTGATGAAAATTATGTTATGTTACAAATTGGAATAAATGCTATTATGGAAGCAAGAAAATCAGTAATTGAATTAACAAACAAAGAAATTTATAAAAATATTTCTGAAGAATATAAAAATAAAATAAATGAATTAGAAAATGAAATTTTATTAGAAAAAAAAGTATCATATAAATCAAATGAAATAATAAAGCAAAATTATGAAGATCAATTAAATTTTTTAAATACAAAAATAAATCAATTATCTTTACAATTAATTGAATTGAATGATGATAAAAATATGAATGAATTAATAAATAAAGAAACAGAAAAAATAAAAAATAAATATGAAAAAATATTGGAAGAAAAAAATGAAAAAGAAAAATTTATTATAAATTCAGAAATTGAAAAAATAAATTATAAATATGATTTAATTTTGAAAGAAAGAGATAGAAGAGAAAATAATTTAAATATGGAAATTGAAAAAAATAAAAAAACATATGAATTATTATTGCAAGAAAAAGATAAACAATGTAATTTGTTTAGAGAATCATTTGATAATGCATTGATGAATGTAACAAATATTTCAAAAACAAATGTTAAAAAAGGAATAAAAGGTGAAACAATGTTTCAAGAATTAGCAATGGAAACATTTAAAGATTTTAAAGATTTTGATATAAAAGATAAACATAATGAATCATCTTCAGGTGATTTTCATTTACATTTTAATGAATTTGATGTTTTAGTTGATGTAAAAAATCACATGAATTTTGTTGACTCAACACAAATTAATAAAATAAAACATGATTTAAAAAGAAATTCACATATTAAATTTGCTTGGTTAATTTCTTTAGATGGTTCAATAATGAAGTATGATAGATTCCCAATAATGTGTGAATATATTAATAGTGAACAATGTGTTATATATATAAATAATTTATTAGGAGGAAATATTGCAGATAAAATGTTACGAATTGCTTGGGTAAATACTTCATTGTTAAATGAAAAAATAGAATTGTTAAATTCAGATAATGAAAATAGTTTGGAATTAAAAAATAAATATGATGAATTAATAAATTTTGTAAAAAATATAAAAACTTCAATGCGTGAAATAAATACATCAATAAATACATTAAAAAAACAATGTGATTCACTTTGTAATGTGATAAATAATAGATTAGATAATGAAACAAATATTATTTTAGAAACAAATTATTCTGCAATTGATGATTGGTGGTGTAAAAATATTGAAAAAACAGATGATGATTCACAATTAATTTCAACAAAATTATGGTATTTATTTAAAAATAATAATGAAGAATTAGTATCAAAATTTAAAATAACAACAGATAATTTTAAACAATATATAATAGCTAAATTACCAATAGAAAATTATACAATGAAAAATAAATCATCTTCAATATTAATAACAGGTTATAAATTATTAAAAAATGAAGAAATAACAATTGACAATCAGAATGAATTATTAAAAAGTGATAATAAAACTGAATATAATATAAATACTGAATTAATTAAAAATAATTTAAAAAATAAAAAAAATGCAAAAAAATGTGATAATTTATATTTTATTAGTGAAGAAATGGATAATAAAGTTTTATATGAATATAATATAAATAATTGTAATATAATAGAAATTGCAAGAGAAAATAATTTATTAGTTAATCAAATTATATCAATATTAACAAAACATAAAATAATATCAAAGAAATGTGAATCACGTGGTTATAATTTATATTTAGAAAGTGATGAATATAAATTAAAAATAAAATCTTTGAAGGTGTAAAATGATAATTGATGTGTTACAACATTTGCAAATAATATATTTATATAAAATATATATTATTATTTTAATTATTTATATTTTAATAATATGTTACTGATCATGGTCTTATTTTTATTAATGAATTATTAACAAATGTTAATTCGATAATTAAATATAATTTACTAAATATTATTAATTTGTGATTGTTTATAGTCACATTTTAAATTTATTATTTTATAAAGATAATGAAAATATATTATAAATAATTATTATATTGGGACTATTTATGGTCTCATTTTAAAATATTTTGCAATAAATTTGATACATCATGTGAGACAATATGTATCAGATTTTTTTATAAATGATAATATATTTGTGATTGCTTATGGTCTCATTTTAAAATATTTTGCAATAAATTTGATACATCATGTGGGCCACTAGGTATCATATGTTTTTACAAATGATAATATATGTGTGACTGTTTATGGTCTCATTTTAAAATATTTTGCAATAAATTTGATACATCATGTGGGCCACTAGGCATAACATGTTTTTACAAAGGGTAATATATTTGTTACTGTTTATGGTCTCATTTAAATATTATACAGAATAATGTATTGCAATGGTCACAAACGAATTAATTGTAATGGTGACACTAATAACTCTTGTATAAATGAGTAGCAATTAATTATTAATGACACTGAGATATGGTGCAAATCAAAATATATGGAAATATTAT